ACTACAAGCTACGCACTCATACTCATACGTTGGCATCAAAGGCCACCACTAGACACACGCTCATACAGCCGCATAGCGTGCATTGTAAGGTTTTTACGTTAGGCGGCAGGTTATCGCTCACTATGCGGTCAATCTGATTAGTTAGTTTCTTGCATTTTCTGCACTCAAACTTAATTAGCTCCATAGGTTTGCCCCTTAATTAAAGTTAATTGTGTCATTGGTTTTAGGTCAGCACGCGGTACTAAGTAACTATCACCACGTATTAGCTCTGACCTGTAGCCCTCTTGTTTAGCTTGTTGTACCTCAAACCAGCCCATTACTACATAGACAGGCATACGGCCTATTACCAATATGGCTACGTCACCGTCTCTGTCTATGCTGTTTATGATGAGGTTGCCGTTGCGCTTATAAGTGTGCTTTACCTCTACGTTGTCGGCTATGTCAGCCTTATCCTTATACGTGCCGTTTTGTGGCTCATAGTCGCTTATGCCTAAATACTCAGCTGCGGCTGTTTCAGCGCCAACGGCATCTATTTGCTTTGTGGCAAACTCCGCAAAAGTACCGCCGTGCCTTTCTTGATCGTAATTCTTTTTAGCTGTTACGCCGTCAAACTGTGGCTTGTACCGTTTAGCCCTCAAAATGCCTGTGTCTATAGCTGTATTAGCTTGTGCTACGTCTAATACGACTTTAAACATTATCGGCACTCTTTACAAAACCATATTAGGTTTTCTTTTGAGTGGCTTTTTTGATAGCCAAAAGGATCTAGCTGGCTAATCTTGTTGCACCTGTCGCAGGTCTCTACTTTGTACTCCGCTATGACCTCACCGTTTTTTAGCAGCTTGCCTGTCATAGTTTGTACGTTAATAATCTCTGAGTAATCGCTCATAGGTGCAACAAATCCTCACACGGCTTACAAAACCACACTACGGCGCCGTCCTCGTTGTTGTATTCATTTACCATTGTGTCGTTATCACACCGAGTACAGTTCATAAAGCCGCCAAACCCGCTAAAACTATAAATATGGCCGTCAGGGGCTATATATATATCTTTGCCGTTAATTGTCATATCTGAGGTTTCCAATCGCCTGAGCTTGTGAATACGTACCAAAGCGGCTCGCATTGGCTGGCCTTGCTCTTTTCTACGCAGCTGTAATTAGCCCAGGCCTTACCTGTCTTAGCACTTGTACCCTCACGCCATACGCGCACACCGTGGCGGCACTCAGGTTTTGGATCAAGCACACTTGCATTTAACTCACTAGCTACGTTTTGTATAGCTGTGGCAATTGAGTTTGTAGCCCAAAGGTCATCTGTAATAGGTGCTACAGCTTTAGCACTTAACGCCTCTACCTTTTCCATATCCTCTTTTGTGCTACGTGCAATACCGCCAGGTGTTAACAAGCCCAAAACGCGGCCATAGGCTGAGGTCACACAGTTTTCTACCCAAAAGTGTAAGTTTACGCCTCGGTCTGATCTAACCTCTAGCGCATAATCCACAGCGCTGGGCTTTTCGTCATCGTAATTACGGTAGGCCTCAGCTCGTACCAATATATAACCTTTTGTTATGTCTATGTCCTCAATATAAGCAACCAAACGCATTGTTGGAAACTCTGAGCGAGCGCGAATAATCCTGGCGTTTACGTCCTCGTAGCCCTCTAGAAAATTAGTCATTTGCTTAGCTCAACATCGCGAAGCGCTTTGGCAATATTGCGGCCTCGTAGAAAGCCCTCGCCGTGGCCGTGTTTAAAACCAATTGAGTAGCCAATAACCATAAATAAAAAGCCCATACCGCAGGCTCCTAAAGCAATCAAAATATCTAAACTGTTCATATATCTGCCCTTTGTTAAGGCCGATCAAGCTACTAACCGAGTAGCCCTCTCAGCGTGTAACAAAAGTATGGGGCTAAGCACCGACAAAAGGCAACACGACACGCCTAACGGGCTAATCTATCCTCTAACAGCATCTCGTAAATCTTGTCAACGCGAGCCTCTATACGGTCAACGCGCCCCCTGAGGTTGTGCCCGCCGTTTCCGTCAGGGCGTAACTCCGATAGGTAATACTTAACAAGGTGGCGTATAAGCCCAGCCATTAACCCCAAAATAGTACAGCTGCCTAAAGCTATACCAATTAACAGCTGGGCCTCTTGCATTACTTAGATCCTATGCCTATTTGCTTTTCGCTTGGCTGCAAAGCCTTAAGAATTGGCCCAATAAGGCCTGCAATAAAAGCGTTAGCCAGTACTTTTGGATCAGTAATACCCGAAATGTACAAAGCGCCTACACAGCTAAAAGCTGCGCGTAAGTATGAGAGGCCAGCGGCCTTAAGCTGCGCGTTCAATTTGAGTCCGCCCAAGCTATAACGTTAAAAGTAAAAGATGGCGTTACGCCGCCTATCTCGTAGGAGACTCGTAGAGAGTCTGTAAACGGTGTAGTAAGTCTTATGACCTCGCGTGATGCCGCCGTCTTTTGTGTAAAGGTAGCGATGGTGTTGTAGTTAGTGCCGTCTGTTGTATCTTGCACGACTAGATCCAAAGTAGGCGCTGTACCACTAGCCGCCGTTACTTGTAGTTGTAGTACTAATTGCCGTGCAGCTGCAAAACCTGTAACCGCTGTACCTGCCGCTGTTGTCGTTCTTGCAGCTGAGGCCAAAAGAGTTACCGTACTGGCGGGTATATTAGCTTGTTGTATGTCACTCATTGTTTACTCCGTCTAGCCCTAATTTTTTTACTAACTCTGCAACTTTTGCAGGGCCAATATTAACCTCAAAGTGCATCTCATCTTTGCGGTTTTTGTAATCGCCACCCCAGGTTAAACCATATTTTTTTGCTAGGGCGCGGATCATAGGTACCTTGCCAGCCTCAAAGGTGCCAACCTTGCCTAAAGCGTGCTGTGTGGCGTTTAGGTCTATAGCTGTACCTGAGCTGTGGTTGCTTAGCTTGTCGGTTGTACCTCGCACCATTCTAAAACAGTAGCCCCAATCATCAAGGCCGCCTGTATCTATTGGCTCAATAAGTGTATGAAACTCAGCTGCAAAACCAACAAGCAAGGGTGCAACCTTTTCGGCGCAGCGCAGCTTAATTGTTGTACCAGGCACAGGGTAAGACTTTATGCTTATCTCAGATTGATCCTTCGAGGCAGGCCAGCCGTTGTAACTTGTCTCCATTACCCGAGTAGTGCCGCAATCTCATCAGCGGTTAAACCGAGTTTTTGTAAAACGGCTGTTTTTGATGCTAATTTTTCAGATTGCTCAACAACCAATGCCTGCGCTTTGGCCTGCTCAGCTTCGACAGCTTTGATCTCGGCCGCTGTGTATTCGCGCAATGTTTCTTGGCCTGTAGCCAAATCAATAATTTTTTCTTGTAACATTTTATGACCTTCCGTAAATGTAAATTGTTCCACCATTGAAATTGCCCGATGAACTTAAAACGCTGACCGAAGTGATTGCCGCAGCTGCATCAAAATAACCACCACCGCTAAATGACCATTGTCCACTGTTTGCGCTGCCACCGTCATTGGCACCTGCAAACCAAAAAGGCTTAACGCTTGTTGATGTACAAGCCTGAACCATTGCATAACCATAAGATGCGCGACCTGCTGCTGTACTGCCGTATGCAACAGGAAAACGACCAGCGTTTGTTTCTGACCATTGATCATAACTGCCAGTAGAATAGGATGAACTTGCAATAATTCTCATTGCATTGGCATTGTGGTTAGTTGCAGATGAATTGAATTTTAATGAAATTAGTGATGAAGCATTGGCAGATGTAGCACCTGTCACCATAATCAACAAATCGTTTGAAGTAATGCTTGAAACGGTGACTGTTGCTGCACCTGTTAAAGCTGTGCCGCCAGCGTTAAGCAATGTGTAACCACCTGTGCCACCGCTTGCAGGCGTTGCCCATTTTAATCCTGTCGCTTCGGCCGAGTCTGCCGTGAGCACGGTGTTATTAGCGCCAACAGCAATACGGCTAAAGGCATCTGCGCCTGTACCTGCTACTAAATCACCTTTTGCATCGATAGCCGTAGCCATAGAGTTAGTAACGGTTACTGTACCTGAGGTACCCCCGCCACTAATACCTATACCTGCCGTTACACCTTCAATATCACCTGTTGCACCTGATGCAACCCAGGCTGCACCGTCATAATACCAAAGGCCGTTAGTGTCTTTTGTAAATGCAAATTGCCCCTCTTGTGGTGAGGTAATGGCCGCATTACGAGCCGCGGCACTAGCAAACACCAATACGCCTTGCATTAAATAGCCGTTAACATCAGCTGCGGTTAATACCTCGCCTGTTGTAAAGGTTTTAAAACCTTGTCCAGCTGCCATAGTTTTGCTCCTTAGTAGGCCAATACGCCGCTGTCAAGCAAGCCGTATATGGATGAGTCTAATATAAAGCCGTCAATAATCGGCTCTAAAGTGGTAAGTGTTGTTTTCCAGCTATTAGGCGTAATGCTTTGAGCTACGCCAAACACCTGCAAAGTTTTAGTTAGGGTTGAGCCGCCAGGCTGATTAGTCGTAATGGTTACTGGGTCAAAATAATCAAGGCCTAAAGCTGCAACCGTGCCAGCTGTGTAATTATCTGTATATAAATCTAGCTTAATGGCATCACAACGTATAGAGGTCTCAGCCCTAGAGGCTACATAAGCCTGGGCATAGTCCAGGGCTACCGCATCAGTTTGCATCAAGAGGTTTTGTTGGTTGTAGCTATGAATAAAGTACTTATCTATGCTGGCTTGATTTATAGCTGTTTGTGCTGTGCCGCCTGTACGAGTAATAGAGGCTGAGTTATATACCAAAGTGTCATCTAGGCGCCAAACAGCATCATAATAACCAATACCTGTGCCATTGTCGTTAAACACAACAGGGGTTTTACCCGTGCTGCCAGCCGTAACAGCTCTATCTTGAAACACAAACGACCCAGCCGCATCCACGTATAGGGCGCCGTACTCGCTTGTCTCTACTGTCTGCATAGCTGCAAGGCTTGTACGAGCTGTGCCAGGATCAGCCTGCATTGTAGTTAATCCTGCATCAACATCACGCATAGTTAAAGGCCAGCCAATTTGATCTAAAATCTCGTTTATACGAGTGCCCGATAGGTCACCCGCCGTTGCCCCTGTAATTGTGCTTACCTGGGCATTTTGTGCCAGCCTAAAGGCATCCACAGCTGTAATGGTTGTATATACAACATCGTTAGCGTTTTTAGGCGTAGTGGTCGTATAGGTTGTAATAAAGCCTGCAAAGATTGGATAGGTAACCGCGCCGTAGGTGGCTGTAATCTGCACCTTACGCATAGGGGTTAAAAGGTTGTAATACGGTGAGCTAGGGTTTTGCGGGTTAAAGTCTCCGTTTTGGTCAACAATACGCATAGTAAGCGTGCCTGTTTGGAATTGGTCAGCTTGTGGGTTTCGCCCGCGCATAGTTTGTATGCTGTCCACAACATTAGAAACATCCACAATAACGGCGGTACTGTCGGCTAATACGTTTGTATCTAATACGCCGCTATCTAAGATCATAGCCTGAGCAAAACTAGGCCCAGTACTAAAGTTAATAACGGCGTTAATTATAGGTATTGTCATTAGGCAATTGCTCCAGCAAAAGTAAGATTATTGCCAAACCTATTATTTTGTTGCACGGCATTTTGCACAACCTCAATAAGTCCGCTTGTCCTATCTATGACCTCTACGGTTACTTTGCTAGCTGACTCAGCGGTTCTAAAGGATTGCAGCGCCCCGCTTGTGTCTTTGGTCAAACCTAATTGAGCCATAAACGTTTGCAGCGAAGCTTCATCAGCTGTATTTTGTAAATCTAATAAATCAGCAAAAGCATTAGCGCGCGCGGTTGCTGCATCTGCATACTCTAAAAGGGCATCGGTTGAGGCAGCTAAAGCATCTTTCATAGCCACGGGTGCCACGTAATCGCCTACAGGGATACCTGAGCCTAGTGAGCGGCTTGTAGCAGGCTTGCTCAAAGATTGCGCGCTAGCTACGCCTAACAGCCTAAGCATTTCAGCTATTTTAGACAAAGCCATATCAAGGTTGCTTTGGTCAATAAGCTCTTTAGGTTTAAAGGCATCTAAGATATTTTTAATATCAGTTAATTTAAAGCTTTGATTTTGTAGCGTGCCCAAAATCTTTAAATCTGCATCTAGTTTTGCAGCTAGACGGGTTGCAGCTGCCACATCCTTGCTGGCTATTGCATCCTCTAACGCCAACATATCTTGCTTAATTGTCAGGCGCACAAGGTCATTTGCTAGCTGCAAGCGTTGCTGATCGCTGGCCGATACACCCAGCTTGTTAATTTCATCTTGCTTAGCTAGCAAGGCAGCTTGTATTTGAATAGCATCAAGGTTAAATACGTCCTGGCCTTTACCCAAAGCCAGGGCAGCCTTATCAAGGGCCGCCTGGTCTTTCTTTGCTTTAGCTGTTGCAGCTGCGCTTTTAGCCTGTGCGTTAGCCAATTTAGCAAGCTCTTTATTACGCTTAATTGCATCTAGCTCAGCCTTTTTACTAGTTGCCAAAGCTGCGCGGCCTGTGTCTTGATTGGCCAAACTCATAGGCTGGCTAAACGGCTGTGGGCCTTTAATCTCTTTTAGTAGCTCAGCCGCACGCTGTGGGCTAAAACGGCCTAATACGTTGCCTACAGCACCAAAAACGCCCTTAACTATGCCTGCCCCTGGGATAGTTGCTATTTGCTCTTTAAGGTAAACGATACTGTCAATAAAATTAGCTAGTGACTTTGCAGCGTTTTCTATATCTTTGCCTAAATTGTCTATGCCGTCACTACCGCCTACTGAGTCAATAGCTCCTAAAAGGCTAATGCCAATAATCTCTTTAGCGTTGTTTGTTGCAACAGCCAAAAGGCTCATTTGTCCAATATAAGTATCAAGGGCAGCTTTACCTGAGCCAGCAAAACGATCAGTAATTATTTGCTGTATCTGGTCAAACGACATAGCCGCCAGCTCAGCCTGTGTATATCCTAAGTTTAATTGCTTTAATGCTTTTTTATTACCTACAAAAGCTTGTGCCAATAAGTCAACGCTAGAGGCATAATCCAGGGTTGATCCGCTGGAAACGTCAAAAGCCAACCCTAAAAGTTTTTCGGTCTTAGCTATTGAGCCAGTAACTCCTGCTAGTTGTGCAAAGGCTGGCCGTAGTTGATCATCAAGTACGCCTGTTTGACTTTGCATTTTAGATATAAAGCTTTCAGCATCAACAGCTGCATAAGCCAAGCCAACATTTTTTAAAGTATTAGCCAATAACCTTTGAGCTTTAATATCCTCGCTGGCTGCTTTAACTGAGGCTTTGCCGTAAGCCAATACCGCAGCTGCGCTCAGGGTTACCCCTAGCGTGCGGCCTAAGTTTTTTACGCTGCCTGTAAGTTTCTTAGTGGCTTTGTCAGCATCGGCAAAAGACTTTTTGCCTAAAAACTGGCTGGCAATATTTATTACTAGATCGGTGGCCATTACGCTGCCCTCTTTGTTAGCTCATAAAAGTTAGCCGCTGACTTTTCCAAAGCTTTAAGTACAGCTGCGTTAGCCCTGCCGTTATCCTCAGCCCAGGCGCGATAGATCAGGCGGCCTGTTTCTTTTGTTGTAGGTCTGCCAACCATACCTTTAGGCCTTGCATTAACTAGCTGGCCTGTTGAGTTAAGGTTATCTATAAACTGTTTGCCTGCCTTTGGGTTAGCCGAGTTGTTATAGCCTTTACGGTCTGAGTTTTGAGGTGCCAAATAATATATTTGCATATCTCCTAAACCATTATTAGCGGTTCTATAAACTAAACCCTCGCGCTTATAACTAGGCTGACCTTGTGGGTTTTTACGGCCCGCTGTTTCATAGATAGCACCCGCAGCTGACTTATTAAGGATACGAGCTAAAGCCACAAAGCCGTTTTTGTTAGGCTTTGAGGGGCTTGTGCTGTAAGTAATGCCAGCCTTAGCTTGTGCTGAGTTAAACTTTGGAAAAGGCCTATATACAAAGTTTTCAGCACCCGATAAGTTTTTAGTCCAGCCTGATAGCACCTGGTTATCACTAGGCACAAAACCACGTGCAACCGAGGTTACAGTTTTTAAAGCTGCGGCCATTTCAATTTGCGTTTGTTTAGATAGATCAGGGGCAAAGCGTTTAAGGGCGAGACGAAGCTGCACGGCCCCCTCTAGCTCTACTGGCATTTTGTAGCTCCTTTGCTCTATCCTGCAAAACTTTTAGCATATTACGTAGCATTACGTCATCAAGGTCTAGCAAATACTGGGGCGCGATACCCGTTTCTACGGCTAGCTGCGCTATGAGGTAACCAAAATTACCGCGCCCCACTATTGCGAAGGGTCATCGTCCAATACCTCAACCTTAGCTAAGGTATCTAAGAATAACGCTCCAAAAACAGGTACCTCAACCCCACTAGCCCTTAGGCACTCGTGAGCTAAAAAGTACACATCTGTTTGCTTTTCATCATCTCTAAAGGCTTTATGAAAACCTTTTTTTGCATATAACTCAAAGGCATACTCAATACGGGGCGTTATCTGATGCTCAGATACCGTACCGTCAACCCTTGTTATTTTAAGCTTTGCCATTGTGTTAGCCCCTTTTCTTTTTTATCAGGAAGTTGTAATTACGATTGGTGAGTTACAGGTAAAGGTAATTGATTGTGTGGCAATATCGGCTACTGCGCCGTTAATGTCTGTAGTGTTATTTACCAATACTGTAGTGCTGTATAGCGGGTTTGTTGCAGATACGGCAGCGCTTGTTTGCTTTAATGTAAGGGTTACTGTTGTACCCCAGGCAGCTTGCAAAGTAGCGTTTACGTTTGCTGCGGCTGTATCACTCAAAAAGTCCAAAGTGATAGTGCTGGCCTCTAGGCCCTTAACAAACTTATGAGCGCTATCGCCCATAGCTGTTACCTCTAGCTCGTCAAAGCTACGGTTAATTGTTGCGCTTGTTACGTGATCGGATAGGGCCACACTATTAAGCGTTACCACTACTCCATTACTTAAATAAACGGCCATCGCTTATGCCTCATCCTTTTCTTGTAGTATCTCTTTTGTTTTTGTTTCTTTAACCTCTATTGGCAACTCTTGGCCAATTTTGATTAAAAATGCTTTTTCCTCATCGGTTAGTGCCATTGTTTAACTCCAGCTCGTTAGTACGGATATTTGTAAATCAGCGGTCAATAAGTCACCACTAGCAACGCTTAACACGTTAGGCGCCGACACAGCGGTAATATTAAATACAATTGAGCTAGCAGCTAGTTTATTAAACACAGCTACCACGGTATCCTCAATCCCTTGTAAATTGCCCTCATTTGAAAACATCGGCACCGTCATAATAATTTTAAAGTTTGCCATAGGCGAAATGCTGGCATATGAGTTATTACTTGGGCTTATGTACGGATCAGCTGGGGCCACAACAACGCTGTTAGCCAAAATTGTGCTGGGCGGGTAACTAAAGGTTGACCATACGCCAGCGTTTGTAAGGGCTGTAGCAATTGTTGAGCGTAACGTTGTTAATGCGGCTGTCATTATCCCACCATAGCCGCGGGTGATAAGTACGGCGCTAAAAGCCCCCTGATAGAGGCCATTAAAGTATTAGACATTTTAAACGGGCTAGGACTATAACCGTCCACGCTTGTACCGCCGTTTTGTGTGCTAAAGCGTGCTGTCCATATGCTTTCAGCAAGCATTAGTGCAGCTGCGTTAATTGCAGGTGTATTTGCATAGGTGGTTGTTTTTGTGTCATCACCTGTTGCTGTGCCGTATGGAAACACACGCCTAAAGTTTTGGTTGGCAGCCACCTTAGCAAATTGTACAAAGCTGTAGCCCTGTGGGTTTTGCCAGTAATTAAGGTTCATATTAAACGCTGGCAAAATATTAGCTGTGCCTGTGCTAAAAGGTATTGTGCCTGTAATCGTATAAGTACCGTTAAAGGTTGAGCCACACCCACTCAGGGTTATGCTTTCGCCTG